AGCGAACTTCCCGGCAAAGTAGCAGAATTTATGAACGAGCTGCCCGGAAAAATAGGCTATGCCCTTGGCGTGGCACTGGGCAATATAATAAAATTCGGCATTGACGCTATAAACTGGGCGATAGCGGAAGTTCCTAAGTTTATTGAAAGCATGATGAAATTTATCAGGGAACTCCCGGGGAAAATTTGGGAGCAGCTTGTAGCAGCCCTGGGAAGAGTCAAAGAATGGGGGAATAACCTCATTTCCTGGGCCAGAAGCAGCCTGCCGGAGATAATATCGAACATCGTCAGCTTCTTCAGGGAATTGCCCGGCAGACTTTTGGAAATCGGGAAAGACATGGTGAGAGGGCTTTGGGATGGGATCAAATCTATGGTTGGGTGGATAAAAGACAAGATTTCTGATTTTGTTGGGGGGATTGTTGATGGCGTGAAAGGTGTGCTGGGGATTCGTTCCCCGTCCCGTATCTTCATGGATATAGGCGAGAACCTGAGCTTGGGATTGGCTGAAGGCATAAGAGGGGCTAAAGCTGCCGTTGATAGTGCTTTGGCAGGGCTGGTCAGCCCCCAGATTAACGTAAAGCTTCCCGAACAACTAGGCACCCCCATCCGCGGTGGTGATACGTATATTTATGTTAACAATCCCCAACCGAGTCCTGCGGAACTGGCAAGGCAAATCAAAAAGCAACAGCAACAGTTAGCTTTAGGATTTTAAAAGGAGGGAAGGATATGCGACATGAAAAAGTAATCTTCGAAAATGATAAGGGGCAACGCATTGAGATCGGGTATTCCTTCCCTTACTTTTTTCAAGGTTTATCTGGCCAAGATGGAGCAGAGGCAAATATCACGAAGGTATCTGGAGCAGGGCAAGACGGTACAACAATAACAAATGTTGTGTTGACCGATAGAGATTTACAGCTTAGGGGAGCCATTAGAGGCAGTTCGAAAGATGAAATTGAAAAATATCGGACGAAACTGTTAAGAGTTTTCAATCCAAAATCACAAGGTTGGTTGCAATACGAATACGGCAGTTTAAAACGCCGGATTCGCTGCCAAGTGGAAACAGGACCAAAATTTTCAAAGAAAAAAATTTTTAAATATCAGGATTTTCTCATAGATTTACTTTGTCCGAATCCATACTGGCAGGATATTGATGCTGTTAGGTCTGAAATAGCAATTTGGCGCGGTGCCCTTGAGTTTCCTCTTGAATTGTTAGGGGAAGGCATTGAAATAGGCTTTAGAGAGCCAAGTCTTATTGTAAATGTATTTAACTCCGGCGATGTGGCTTGCGGGATGAAAATACAGTTTAAGGCCCTTGCGACAGTAGAAAATCCTTCTCTGTTCAACGTCAACACCAGGGAACAATTAAAGATAAACAAAACTATGAGCGCAGGAGAGATTATTACCGTGACTACCTATTTTCAAAATAAAAGGGTAGAGCTTAATCAAAATGGAGCCATATCTAACGCTTTTAATTGGATTGATTTATCGAGCACGTTTATGCAATTAGAACCCGGAGACAATCTACTCCGGTATGATGCAGATCAAGGTGTTGATAACCTCGAAGTATCAATCTGGCACACTCCACAGTACCTGGGGGTGTAGTCTATGGAGTTATATGTTTTTGATCGTGAATTGAACTTTCTAGGCATCCTAGAAGGCTTTTTTAGTTTGCGTTGGATACGGCGGTATCACAAAACGGGAGGTTTTGAGCTACACAGTAGCCTGACCCCTGAGACACTTACCTTGCTTCAACGCGGCAACATCATCTGGAAAAACGACGATCAGGAGGCAGGGTATATTGAGTATCGAAACATCTCTCAAGATGACCAGGGGAACGAGAAGCTAGCCGTTAAAGGGAGCTTTTTAACCGGATACCTTGGCCGCCGGATAGTCTGGGGTACAGAGCGGATAAATGGCACAGCAGAGGTCGTCATGCGGACACTGGTTGACGATCACGCTATTAGCCCAAGCAACCCAGACAGAGTTATCCCCCTGCTGGAGCAAGGGGAGTTAAAGGGCATAGGACAGAGCATAAATAAGCAGACCAGCTATGCCAATCTGCTTGAGAGTATTGCGGGGGTGTCAATATCAAGTGGCTTGGGGTATCGGACGATCTTGGACTTAGCCAATAAAAAACTCGTCTTCGACATTTACGAGGGGCTAGACAGGAAAGCAGGGCAGTCAGTAAACGCTCCTGCTATTTTTAGCACTGAATTTGAAAATATCCTAGAACAAGAGTACACGGACAGTCTAAATAATTATCGGAATGTGGTCCTAGTCGGCGGAGTTGGCGAAGGGGCAGAAAGAAAACTGGCGGTGGTCGGCGCAGGGGCAGGGTTAGACCGTTTTGAGATATTCGCAGATAGAAGAGATTTATCCAATGAGGATGAAAATGGTGATCCTATTCTGGATGCAGATTACCTGCCTATGCTCGAACAGGTCGGGCTTGAAGTTTTAGCAGAAAATACCGAAATACAGACCTTTGACAGCAAGGTGAATGTCAACTCTAACTTAATCTACAAACAAGATTTTGACTTGGGCGATATAGTGACCTGTACCTCTAAAAAGTGGGGCATAACTGTAGACACAAGGATAACGGAGATTGAAGAAGTATATGAGCAAGGGTTTGATATAAACGTAACCTTTGGCAATAACGTGCCAACTCTAATAGATAAAATTAAACAGGTGGTGAAATAGATGGCGCTTAGAAGCGCTTTTTTTAACAGCGTAAACGGAGATCGAAAATATGACGCTAGCAGGTTCGCCGAATACTTCGCGAGCTTCATCGGCAACGGGGTTTACCCGAATCCGAGCAGTGGCTTGCAGGTAACAGCTAACGATGACATGACGGTCACAGTTAAAGCCGGTCAGGCATGGATTAATGGCTATTTTTTGGTTAACGACGACGATTATAATTTGCAAATTGACGCGGCAGACGGTGTTCTAAGCCGCATAGACAGGGTGGTTGCCAGGTATGATACGGAAGACCGAGAAATCAGGCTGGAGGTAAAGAAGGGCACGTTTGCTAGCTCCCCCGTTGCTCCTGCCCTACAGAGAGATGCTGACGCCTACGAGTTAGCCTTGGCCGATGTCTATGTCGCAAACGGTGTTACATCTATCACCCAGGCCAACATCACAGACCAAAGGCTTAATACTAGCTTATGTGGCATCGTCCATGGTACCGTGGATCAGGTGGACACGACAACCCTTTTCACTCAATACACCCAGGGCTTCGAGCTGCAAAAAGATGAATTCGAGCAGGCATTTATGAGCTGGTTTGCTACGGTGCAAGACATTCTGGATGACGAAGCAGCAGGGAACTTGCTAAACATGATAAACGACCTTGCCGGCGATGGCCGGACAACTGAAACAGTAAAAGGAAACGCAGATGATCTTGAGACGCATAAGTCTGATAATACACCACACCGAGAAGCTGTATCTTTAGAGCGAAAAAACAAAGATAGTGAAGGAATATGGACACTCCTTGAATGGAAACGAGCAGATGGAACACTGTTTAAAACCTCTGAACTTACAGGTGGTACTTCCCCAAACTATACGACCCGCACGGTTAAATTTTACGATAAAAACGGTTCAACTTTACTTCAAACAATAGTTTATACTCTCTCATATGATGTGGATGACGAACTGGAATCCGAGGTGATACAGGTATGATAGGCAGGATGCACGATTTACAGCTACATGGGTTAGGTGTTGATACGGTGAAGTTTTTTGAGGCAGAAGAGCTATCACTGGCTGATACTTACACGTTACCTGGCACTGGATATGGGGCAGCATTCAGTCCTGATGGCAACTATATTGCAGTAGCACACAGTAGCAGTCCATACTTCACTTTGCTTTCACATTCAAACGGTACAGTTTCCCTGGTCGATACGTATATCCTACCCGGAATTGGACGGAGCGTAAGCTTCAGTCCGAACGGTGATTATATAGCGGTAGGATATAGTAGCAGTCCATACTTCACTTTGCTTTCACATTCAAACGGTACAGTTTCCCTGGTCGATACTTACGAGTTACCTAGCCCTGGATATAGCGTAAGCTTCAGTCCGAACGGTAGTTATATAGCGATAGGACATGCGGGCAGTCCCTACTTCACATTATTAGCACACAGTAGTGGCTCGGTATCACTGGCTGATACTTACACGTTACCTGGCACTGGACGGAGCGTAAGCTTCAGTCCGAACGGTGATTATATAGCGGTAGGATATAATGCCAGTCCATACTTCACTTTACTTTCACATTCAAACGGTACAGTTTCCCTGGCCGATACGTATATTCTGCCCGGAACTGGATGGAGTGTAAGCTTCAGTCCGAACGGTGATTATATAGCGGTAGGATATAATAATTCACCCTATTTCACATTATTAGCACACAGTAGTGGCTCGGTATCCCTGGCCGATATATATATTCTACCCGGAGCTGGATGGAGCGCAAGCTTCAGTCCGAACGGTGATTATATAGCGGTAGGATATGGGGGCAGTCCCTTTTTCACTTTGCTTTCACATTCAAACGGTACAGTTTCCCTGGTCGATACTTACGAGTTACCTAGCATTGGATATAGCGTAAGCTTCAGTCCGAACGGTGATTATATAGCGATAGGACATAATGGCAGTCCATACTTCACATTACTTGATATGCCCGAGTTTTTTGAAGATACCGTTTTATACAAAGGTAATTATTACACATTCTGGAAGGAGGCAGAATAATGCCAACAATAATAGGTAATTTAGTACAATCCAATAAGTTAAGAGTTACACGATTAAGAGGTCAAGACTTTCCAGAACAAGGGTATGTAGTGAGCTTTAACCAGATACCGCCAACAGGTGTTTCTTGGCCCGAGCCGAAACCCGGGATAAATCACATTATGTATTGGAATCCTGAAAAACCTGAAAGTAAAATATGGTTTGAAGAAGAAGAAAGAGAGCTTACAACGGAAGAAATTCAAACTGCAAAGGTTTTGGAGATGGAGGATAAAATCAAAGATACCGAACAGGCAATTATGGAGCTTTCCATACTGTTGGCAGGGGGTGGGGTATAATGTTTAATGAAGATAGCGGATTAGTAAAAATATGGGTGAGGGCAATAGATAGCGGAGATAAGACACTTGCAGACGTGCCGAATTTAAGCAACTTGAAAGAAGTTGTGGAGGGGCTAGTGTCGCAGTAGGTTCAAACTACGTAGCAACGCCGCAAGGCGTTTTTTATTTCTCCGGGAGGTGGAATAGTTGCACGATTACAAGGAAACTTTGCAAGATCATGAAAAACGTTTGAGGCATCTGGAAGAAAACAGCATAAGATTGGGGGAACGGTTAGAAAATCTTTGTAAGGAACTATCCGGCCTGACGCTTTGGGTTAAAACGCTCGTCGGCCTAATGCTCACCTCACTGGTGGGCTTTTTTATTTGGTATATTCAAACATTGCCGAGGGGGTGAAAAAAAGGTGCATATCTTACAAGACTTTATCCCCAGAGGGCGGAAAAACCGGCCTGGTTACGCCATGCAAGCAAAGTATATAACAATCCATGAGACGGGGAACCCAAACATCGGGGCGGATGCAAGGGGACACGGTTCATATCTCAAATCTGACGCCGCGGCCCGCGTTCCTGTTTCGTATCATTTCACGGTGGACGGAGGAACGGCAAGGAAACAACCAGAGATTGTACAGCATTTGCCGCTCGATGAAAACGGCTGGCACGCCGGGGACGGTGCACAGGGAACCGGGAACCGGCAATCCATCGGCGTGGAGATATGCGTGAACGCCGACGGGATATATGAGCGAGCCGTGGCACAAGCGGCGGAGCTTTGCGCGCGGCTGTATAAGCAAGTGCCCTCCCTCTTGCCGTATCCGCAGAGCCTAAGGCAGCATTACGACTGGACAAAGAAGAACTGCCCGCAACGGATGCGTAGCAAGCCCGGCGGCTGGAATGAGTTTTTAAACCTGGTAAAAGAAAAGATGAAGCCGCCGGAGCAGCCACCGCAGCAGCAAACCGGGAAACTTTACCGCGTACAAATAGGAGCGTATTCACAAAAATCAAATGCAGAAGCCATGCTTAAAAAAATCAAAGCCGCGGGGTTCAGCGATGCGTTTATCAAGTACGATTGACGGTGGTAATAATGAAATTTTCTAAAATAATAGTAGCATTGGTCGTTTTTCTTAACGCCGCCTTCACCGTAGCGGTGCTTTTTATTTTTTATCGCGTTGGGATGGAACCGACATCGCTCATTGCCGCGTGGTTCGGGTTTACTACGGTGGAGCTGTGGGCGCTGGCGGGGATAAAAAAACGTGAGATAGAGCGAGGTGAGGAAGAGTGGAAGAAAGAAAACACTGGTTATTGAGCCGTAAGTTTTGGCTGGCCGTGCTAACGGCGTTAGCCATGATTCTTTCGGACAGCTTCGGCCTGGAACTTGATCCGGAAATAATGGTGGCAATTATACTTCCAGTTGTGGCTTATATCCTCGGTGAGGCGTACGTTGACGCTTCCGCCGTTAAAAAAAAGGAATAGTGTGTCCTTTTTGCGGTAGCGGTAAGACACGCATAAGCATGTATAGCGGCGCGCAGGAAGTGTGGTGGTATCGCTGCTTTAAGTGCGGGGAGAGTTTCAGTAAAAGTGAATAGCATCGTCATTCCTCCGGCAATCCCTGCCGGTTATTTTAATGCCCTCGCTTCGGCGGGGGCTTATTTTTAAAAAATCCGTTCTCGAATTATAGAAACGAATAGAAGCAAAGGGGAGGTGATCAGACTTGAAAATCAAAGCGGGCCTTTTCATTGAAGAAAAAATATGGCGCGAGATTAAGAAGGCTGCTATCGATGCTAGAAAGACCGCCGGGGAGTTTATTGCGCAAATTTTCGATGACTGGAGGTGGAGCAGGGATGACGCAAACCCCGACCGCAAGCCGACTGATAAGGCAGGCGGCACTGAAAACCGGCAGCGTAGAGATTAAGCCGGGGAAAATAATCGATTACCATGACCCGCCGCTCCAAGACGTGCCTGATACCGTCTGCTGGCTATGCGGCGGAGAGACTGGCGGCCTGGGGATGCCGATAAAAAAAGGCATAAAACCGACTTTTACCGACCATCCGTACGCCAGGGGGCAGGGCAGTGAATCTCTTTGCGCCGGCTGCGCTTTTTGCCTCTCTATGCGGGAGCTGCGGAACTATTCAATCCTGGCCTCTCCCGCGGGGCTGCAGCATCTGTCTCGGGCCGAATGGCGGGAAATCCTGATCAATCCCCCGGCCCCGCCGTTCGTAATGTGCCTGGCCGTGTCGGGACAAAAGCATCTGTCATTTAAAGCCCCGGTAAACCTGGAGCGGGAACATTATGCCGTTCTACTTGAGGAGCGGGAAATATTTGTTACACCGGGCAGGATTGAGCAGTTAATTGAAGCCGCAGAAGCCCTCTACTCTTATTTTTCCAAAGAGGAAATCCTAACCGGCAGGTACAGTCAACGCAAAATCAAGGAGTGCGGCCTGACGAAGTGGCAGCGCCTCGAGGCGGCCGTTGAGAACTGGCGCGGCAGGCCGTTGTTTGACCTGGCCTTATTCGTGGCACAGAAGCGGGAGCAGGAGGAGGTGACGGAAAAAGATGGCCTGGCACAATGCACTGT